TTTTTGTTGCAATAATTGTTGCAAAAGTAGGTAAGCGAATAGCAGAGAAATTATTTCCTGAAGATTGGTAATCACAGATTTGTATTTTATTACGTTATAATAGAAACATTTACTATGAAATTATTACGTTATGAAGTTAAAGTTGGATTTTTTAAAGGGATTTTGTTTGGCATTAGACACTATCCCTTTGATGATGTAGAAATATACGAAGAAGATATTGTTATTTACTTTGGAATATTTCAATTAGTAATTACAAAAATATACAGAAAATAATTTTTTTGTACCTTAGAGAAAATTTAATACAATGATTAAAGCTAAAATACAAAAGGTAAGCATATCATCAATAAAAGAAAATGATGCTAATCCTAGATTCATCAACAAGCATAAGTTTCAAAAACTTGTTAATAGTGTAAAAGAGTTTCCTGAGATGTTATCACTTAGACCAATAGTGGTTGATAAGGATAATATTATACTAGGTGGTAATATGCGTTACAAGGCTTGTAAGGAAATAGGATTAAAAGAAGTCTATATTATACAAGCAGATGATTTAGATGAAAAAAAAGCACAAGAATTTATCATTAAAGACAATGTTGGTTTTGGTGAATGGGATTGGGATATTTTAGCTAATGATTGGGATACTGATTTATTAGAGGATTGGGGTTTAGATTTAAATATTGATAATGCTATTGATGATCTAGAAGAAGATGATGATATTGAATTACCACAATCTGTTCAATTAGAGCCACCAAAAGAATACATACTTATAATGGCAGAGCCAAATTCTGTTGATTGGGAAGAATTAAAGGAAACTTTAAAACTAAAAATGGTGCGTAGAGGTGGATATAAAAAAGGAAGTGGTTTTGATTCAGTTAGTTTAGAGCGAGTATTATATTGGGATGAATTTAAAAAAAGAATAAAAGATGCTGATAGCAGTACCAAGTAAAGGTAGAGCAGGACTTACCACAACAAATAAGATATTACCTAATTCTACTTTTTTTATTCCTGAAAGCGAATACCATCAGTATAAAGATTTAATAAAAAATATTGTTTGTGTGCCAAAAGAAATAAGGGGTATTACAAATACAAGAAATTGGATATTAAAAAATACAGATGAAAAATGGGTGGTGATGTTAGATGATGATGCTAAGAATGTTGGATATAATTTTCTAGATAAAAGAAATACTAAAAAAATAGAAGTTAGGGATGAGGGGTTTTGGATGGAAGAATTTTTAAAGTTTTTTGATTTAAGTGAACAAATGGGGTATAAAATTTGGGGAACAAGAACGGAAAGTTCACCTAGAGGAACATATCCTTATAAACCTATTCTAACTAGAAGTTACGTTACTGCATCGTTAATGGGAATAATAAATGATGGTGAATATTATTTTGATGAGAATTTTCCTGTTAAAGAAGATTATGAAATTTGCTTACGACATATAAAAGACAAAGGTGGGATTTTAGCTATAAGATATTTGCATTGGGAAAATGATCATTGGGGAAAAGATGGAGGTTGTAAAGATTATAGAACTATTCAAATGGAAAAAAAAGCTATTAAAGATTTGATTAAATTATACCCATCTATGATTTCAAATGTTAAAAGGAAAGCGAATGAGTTTACAATAAAATTAAATCTATAATGAACGAAAGTAGACATATTAAAAAAGAATCACTATTAGCAGCACTAGAACAAAGCCTAGGAGTTGTTACTGTTGCTTGTAAGAAAGCAGACATACCTAGAAGCACATATTACAAATGGTTAAAGGAAGATGAAATGTTTGCAATAGCAGTACAGGAAATAGAAAACGTAGCTTTAGATTTTGCAGAAAGTCAATTACATAAACAGATAGCAGCAGATTCAACTGCAGCAACTATATTCTATTTAAAGACAAAAGGAAAGAAAAGGGGTTATGTAGAAAGACAAGAAATAACAGGAGCAGACGGAATGCCATCACACTTTGAAATTGAGATAATTGAAAATAAAGACTAACGTAGTTTTTAAACACCTTTTAAAGTCTGATAAAAAAATATCAATAGAACAGGGTGGAACAAGGTCAGGCAAGACGTACAATATCTTGCTTTATATTATATTTCATTATTCATTAAAGAATACAGGAAAGACAATAACAATATGTAGAAAAACATTCCCATCAGTTAGGGCATCTGTAATGAGGGATTTTTTAGATATATTAAAAATACATAATTGCTACTTTGAAGCTAATCATAATAAATCAAACCACGAATACAAGATTAATGGAAATCTAGTAGAATTTATTTCTTTAGATCAACCACAGAAAGTTAGAGGTAGAAAAAGAAACTTACTATTTATAAATGAAGCCAATGAATTAGATTATGAAGATTGGCAACAATTAATATTTAGGACAGACGAAAAAATAATTCTTGACTTTAATCCGTCGGACGAGTACCATTGGATTTATGACAAGGTAATACCTAGACAAGATGCCGATTTTAACATTACTACTTATTTGGATAACAGTTTCCTTAGCGATAGCATTAAGGAAGAAATTGAAAGACTAAAATATACTGACGAACAATACTGGCAAATCTATGGACTAGGTGTTAAGGGAGCAAGTAAATCAACTATATTTAGGTATGTTGAGGTAAATCAAATTCCTAACGATGCTGAGTTTATAAGCTATGGTGCAGACGCAGGATATACTAATGACCCAACTACTTTAGTGAGTGTATTTAGAAAAGACTACGACCTTTATATTAAAGAACATCTTTATCAAACTCAAATGACTACAATAGACATTCATAAGAAATGGAAAGAAGTTGGAATAGAAAGACAAACAATATACTTTGATTCAGCAGAGCCTAGATTGATTGAGGAACTGCGTAGAATGGGTTGGAATGTACGACCAAGTTTAAAAGGTGCTGATAGTATAAATGCAGGAATAGATTTATTAAAACGCTTTAAAATACATATCCTAAAGGATAGTCATAATGCTATACAGGAATTTAGAAACTACAAATGGCAAGAAGATAAAAGTGGAAAAATGATTAATAAGCCTATTGACAAAAATAACCACATTATTGATGCTATCAGATATGCTACTTATTCTGTTATTAGTAAGCCGAACTTTGGTAAATATGCGATTAATTAAAATAAATAAAAATAGTTATTAAATTTTTTTGTTAATTGTGTAAAAAGTTTTATATTTGTTTATCAATAATTATAACAACAGGACAAATGAAAAAACTACAGACACTAATAATAATAATAGCACCAAGCTATTTTATTCTAAGAATGATAACAGGATTAATTTTTAATATTTAAGATATGGATATTTACAACACAATAGCAAATGATGAATACGGAGTTGACTTTGACCAACTTGACCAAACTGAAAAAGATTGGATAATTAACGAAGTAGATAATTTAATAAAAAAATAAGATATGGAATGGTATGATTGTTTAAATCCACACGAACAGAAAGAATATGAATGCTCAGAATGTGGTAAGCCACTAGAAACAGATGATGGTTATTGTTCAGGAACTTGTTTTGAAGCTAGTATGATATAAGATATTCTTTGTGCGTTAGTTACTTTTGTAGCTTTGTTGAGGTAGTCAGAAATGGCTACCTTTTTTTTATTACCTTTATTCAAATAAAAAACTAAATAAAATACGTTATAATAGTATGGCAATTAAAATTAAAATACCAAATTCATTAAGTGAAATTACTTTAAGACAATACAAAAGGTTTTTAAAGATTCAACAAAGTGAAACAGAAGATAGATTTCTAAATGCTAAGATGATTGAAATTTTCTGTAACATAGAACTTAAAGATGTTATCAGGTTAAAGTTAAAAGACACGAACGATATAATAAGCGTGTTGAGTGAACTATTTAATCAAAAACCTAGCTTAGTAACTAAATTTAAATTAAACGGCATAGAGTATGGCTTTCACCCTGAATTAGATGATTTACTACTGGGTGAATATATTGACCTTGATAATTTTATAGGAGATTGGGATAATATGGAGAAAGCTATGAATGTTTTATACAGACCAATTATAGTAAGATTAAAAGACAAATATAACATTGAGGAATACCAAATAGAAAATTCTGTTAATTTATTAGATATGCCTATGGATGCAGTTTTATCATCAATTTTTTTTTTGTGGAATTTAGGTCTAGAATTGTCGCAAGTTATGATGAACTTTTTGGAGGAGGGGGAGACAGAAGCCTTGACTCAGTATCTCAATTCTCAAGAAAGTGGGGATGGTATCAATCAATTTTTGGACTCGCTAACGGAGACATTACACGATTTGAAGATATCACTAAATTAGGAATGCATAAATGCTTTACAATGCTATCTTTTATGAAAGACAAAAACGAAATGGAAGCAAAACAGATTAAAAAGAAATTTAAATGAGCAATCAAGGAGTAAGGGGTTTTTATCAATTAACTGAAACCATAAAAGAACAACTACTAGCAGATGTAAATGTAAACACAGTTACAACAGGAGATATTACTGACGTTAATCTAAGTAAGCAAGATATATTTCCATTAAGCCATATTAT